GATGAGCCGCGAAACGATGGAAGAGATCCGCACGCGATTCGGAGCGGGCAAAAAGCCCGCGCCTGCGCCGGAGCCCGCGTTTGACGCGGCGGCGCTGCTTGCGGACGCCGACGCGCTGATCGAAAGGGCGATGATTTGACGTGATCGCCTTCGGGCGGGACCTCATCCGTCTGCCCTTCGGGCAGCCACCTTCCCCAAAGGGGAAGGTTTATCATGTGCAACACAAAAAAGGAGGAATGACCCATGAAGAACTACAACAGCAAGATGCGCTATGCTGCGACCGCCTTCGGCCGCGGCGTCCGCGTGATGGCGGCGTTTGACATCGCCAAGGCGAGGAACGACGCCCAGACCCTGCGCGCGAGCGTGAAGGCCGCGCGCGAGAAGCTGGCCGAGCACGTGCAGAACGGCACCGGCACGCCGGAGGAGCTGAAGGCGATCCGCGACGAGATCGCGCGTGACGCCCAGAAGTACGAGGACCTGATGGGCGCGATCGAGATGAACGAGACGCAGATGGCCGACGGCGTGGCTGCGCAGTTTAACCACAGGCAGGCCAGCCGCGCAGCCTCTTTCCGCGACGCCATGGGCGGCTATTTCCGCGCGGCGATGACCGGCGCGGCGCTGAGCGCCGCCATGATGGCCGCGCTCAGCGTACCGGTGACTGTCGGCGCGAACCCGGGCAACGGTCTGCTGCCGGTCAGCGTTTCCAGCGAGCTGATCAATGACCTGTACGACGACGGCGGCCTGCTGGCTGCGATCACCGTCACCCAGATCCCGGGCCTGCGCCTGCCGAAGGTGACGACCACCGCGACCGCGACCGACGCCGCGCTTGCGAGCGGCGCGACCGCCACCGAGCACACCATGACCGCCGGCGTGCTGAACTTCGGCCGCTTCCCGGCCCGCGACGTGATCGGCGTGCCGAGCAGCGTGCTGCGCGGCACCAACACCGATCTGGCCGGCTACATCGAGGCCAAGCTGCAGGAGATCCACCGCGAGAGGATGTATCGCCGCATGCTGTCCACCACCGCAACCGGCGATTACGCGCACATGAGCGTATACAACGCCGCCGTGGGCGTGAGGACCGTGACCGGCGCGACGAAATATGAGGCGATCATGGCCGCGCTGGCCGCTCTGCCGCTTAACGCCCGCCGCGTTGCCAAGGTCCTGATGACCCCGGCCGACTATTACGGCATGGTCAAGGAACTGGCCAACAGCGCGCAGGCGCTCTTCGGCGGTGTTGCCCAGCAGATGCTCGGCTTTGAGGTCGTGCTGTGCGAGGGCGTTGGCAAGATCGTCGTCGGTGACCTGAAGACGATCCACGTCAACTATGACGACGTGCTGGGCATGGACGTCGACAAGGTCGTGCGCACCGGCGTGACCGACACCGTGCTCTATGGCGATTACGACATCCAGATCGAGGATGCGAACCGCCTGCGCCTGGCTAACGTCACCGCTGCGGCGTCCGCCTGATGACAGCAAGCGAGATCCTCTCGCTGATCGGCTCGCAGGAGGACGTGCGCAACTACCTGCGCGGCGTTGAAGAGGGAAGCGAGACGGACAAGGACGCACGGCGGTCGATGCTTGCGGCGATCCGGTTTATGCCGGGCGCGGGCATCTATGACGCGATGGCAAAGGCAGAGCCTGAGCTTTACGCTCAGGCCTGCCTGATGCTGTGCCGGCTGTGGGCGGACGCAGAGGACGGCGTGGAAGAGAAGATCGTGCGCCAGTACAACGCGATCATCCTGCAGCTGCGGCACCATGAGAAGAACGTAAAGGAAGTGAGCTAAATGGCTGAGACTTTGATTGAGAGCAGCGCGGCGCTGCTTAATGAGCTGGGCCTGTTTGTCGGCATGGGCGACGTCTACCTCGCCGAGATGACGACGGAAGATACCGCCGCCACGCCGCCTGTATACGGCACGCCGTACCTGGCTGTCGAGGGCATCAGCTGCGGCCTGACCCCGGTATATGCTGAGGGCAGCCTGAACGCCAGCGACAAGAGCGTGCGCTCGCTCAAGATGATGACCGGCATGGACGTGGCGATGGAATACCCGCGCGTGCTGCCGAAGGTGCGCTGCCATGTGCTGGGCCGCGAGATGGACGAAAACGGCGGTGAGCTCGTCGGCGACGGCATGCCGCCGCTGATGGCGGTCGGCGTGTATGCTACGCGCGACGACGGCACGTATCTGATGCGCTGGATCTACAAGGTCCGCTTCAGCGAAGGCAAGACCGACATGAAGACCGGCGAGGACGGCACGATCGCCTACCAGATCCCGACGCTCGAGGGCAAGGGCGTGCGCCTGGCGTACCGCCACACGACGGCCGGCGGCAAGACCGTGCGCCTGACGGAGTATGTCTACGACAGCGCGAAGCAGGAGGAACCCATGACGCCGGAGGAGTTTTTCTCTCAGGTGCGCTATCCGTGGGCGGCTCCGGCGGAGACTGCTGCGACGACCGGGGAAGAATAACGATCAAGGGCGGAGGGCGTTGGCTCTCCGCCTTTTTGTTTTTAAGGAGGACATATGCTGGCAAAAGACATTACCGCGCAGGAAATCGAGCTTAAGATCGGCGATAGGACGGTCAACGCGCGTTTTGATCACAATCAGATGCGGATGGCTGAGCTTTACTGGCAGCACACGGCGCGCGGCGTCCTCGGGTATATCGGCATCCTGGATCAGATGATCCACAGGACGTATATGGGCATGGGCGCGGTTTGCTACGGCGCAGTGGCGAGCGCTGCGATCGCGGCGGGCGAGCGCCCGATCAGCATGGATGCTTTTGACCGGATGTTTGAATATCCGGAGCTGCTGCGTGCAGCGGACGAGCTTGCGGACGCCGCACTGAAGGCTTTGCCCGGAAAGAAGGGCAGCGCAAAAAAAGCGGAAAGCCCGGCGTGATGGATACCGATGTGCCATGGGCAGCGCTTTATCGGCGGGCAATGATGTGCGGGATCAGCGACGCTGCGTTCTGGACGATGAGCACGGCGGCGCTGGTGACAATCACGACGGGCATGGGAAGAAGGGCAGCTGCAGGAGGGGCGGCGACCGGCTGCGGCCGGGGACCTCATCCGTCTCGCCTTCGGCGATCCACCTTCCCCAGAGGGGAAGGTTTATTAAGCGGGGGCGGGCTGGCGGACTGCCCGTAAGAATGGACGAGGAGTGAGACGGCATGGCCGGAAGCAATCAGATCACAAACAAGATCGTGCTCGAGGGCGAGGCTGAATATAAAAAGAGCCTTGACGCGATCAACCGGTCGCTGAAGGAGAGCAAAAGCGCGCTGAAGGCCGCCGCCGCGGAATACGACGGCGCGGAAGACAGCATGGTCGCCATGTACAAGCAGGGCGACGCGCTTGAAAGGGTCCTGCGCGACCAGGAAGCTGCGCTCCGCCTGATGGAGGGACAGCTTGACAAGGTCGAGGGCGCATACGGGCGCAACAGCCGCGAGGCGACGGAGCTGCGCACAAAGATCAACAATATGCGCACGGAGATGGCGCGCACGGAAACGCAGATCAGGCAGTTTGCTCAGCGGATGGACGATGCACAGGCGGCCATGGACGACGCAGGCGACGGCACGGACGGCGTCGGCGAGGCGATGAAGCGCATCGGCACGGACGCAGAAGGGGCGCAGGGCGGCGTCGGCGGCTTGCTTGATCAGCTGAAGGAACTTTCTGGCTTGAGCATCAGCGGCGTGGGAATCGGTGCGATGGGCGCTGCTGCCGGCGCAGGGCTCAAGAAGTCGATCGAGCTGGGCGATGAGAAGACGCAGGCGCGCGGGCAGATTGCCGCCTACACCGGTGCGACAGGCGCAGATCTTGATGCGCTTGAGGATATCGGGCAGGACGTCTACAAAAGGGGCTTTGGCGACAGCCTGAAGGACGCAGCGCAGGGCGTGGCTACGCTGAACACCTTTATGGGCGTGACGGGTAAGGAACTCCAGGAAAGCACGGAGCTTGCGTTCAGGCTTGACGATGTATTTGGCATGGATATCCCGGAAAGCGCGAGGACGGCTCAGCAGATGATGACGGTGTTCGGGCTGAGCGGACAGGCTGCGTATGCGCTGATCGCCGCAGGCGCGCAGGAGGGCGCGAACAAGAACGGCAATCTGCTGGATACAATCAACGAATACGCGCCGTATTACGCAAAAGCAGGAAAGAGCGCAGAGGAATTCATGGGCACGCTGACCAGCGGCGCTCGGGCAGGCGTTTACGACGTCGACAAGATCGGCGACGCGATGAAGGAATTCACACTGCGCGTCGGTGATGACAGCGAGACGACAAAGGAAGCTCTGAAAACGCTGGGGCTTGAGGCGGCGGACGTGCCGAACAAATTCGCCCACGGTGGAGAGACGGCAAGCGCGGCGTTTGATTTGGTCATCGACGCGATCTCACGTGTGGAAGATCCAATTACGCGGCAGAATGCCGCGATTGCGCTTTTTGGCACGCAGTGGGAGGACACCGGCGGCGTGCTGCTTGAGATCTTCGACGGGATTGGATCGAGCGCCACGGACGCCGGCAACGCTGTGGATGCGCTCAATGAAACGCGGATGGATGACCTTGGCGAACAGACCGAGATCGTGGCACGCCGGTTTGAGCAGGCGTTTGCTGACTTTGGCCAGCCGATCAGCAAGGAGCTTGCGAACCTGCTGGCAGAAGTGACCACGCATGCAGATACGACAGGAGAGACATGGATCGACAGTTTTGCGTCCGTGATGGGTGATAAGGCCGGGGAAGCTGCATCAGCGATTGGCACGGTGCTCAGTGCGGAGAGCGAGATTGTCGAGAAGGCGAAAGAAACAGGCACGCTTGCGGGCGAAGCGTGGGGAGAGAGTTACGCGGAAAAGGTTGCAGAGGCTGCTGCAGACCCGAACGCAGTAGAAATGCCGGATCCGCAGGAAGTGACGATTGACGAACTGCTGAGCATGCACAGTGAGGCTGCCGGCAGCGGCAATGCTGTGCTTGCTGCGGATATTCAGGCTCAGATCGATGCTGCGGCGTCTGCCGCGGTGGAGAACGTGCGAAACGGAGAGCAGCAGCTGACGATCGACGATTTGTTTGCGGCAAGGGCACAAGCGGCAGGCGAGGGCAACGAAGAACTTGTCGCCCAGCTTGATGCCCAGATTGAGGACACTATCCTGAAGATGCGCGGAAAGGCTGTCACGGGCGGCGAGGATGTTGCGGAGGGCGCAGCTGAAGGAATCGAAAACCGGGAAAGCGACGTCGAAGATGCGGGCGCGAAAACCGGCCTTGCAGCTGTGCTGGGGTTTGATGACGGTGCGGATGGCATGGAAATGGCTGGGCGTGATTCCGTGAACGCGGCAGTCTTCGGCCTGAAGAGCGGCATTGCCAAGGCGTGGGCGGCCGGCTGGGAAACCGGCAAGGCATACGAGCAGGGATATAATGCTGCGCTTGACCGGCACAGCCCCAGCCGCGTGATGATGGCCGCCGCACACGACACGGTGGACGGCCTGCTTGAAGGCTTCAGAGAGGACGAGGCGCGGCTTTACGACGCGGCAGCCGGCATGGGCGAGATCGTGTCGGAGGGCTATGCAGGCGGCGGACCGGCGGCGGGCGCGGGCATGACGCCCATGGGCGGCGGCGCGGATGTTGACGTCATGGCTGCTGCGATGCGGGAGGCACTGGTCGGGCTTGCCTGGGATATTGACGGGGAGCGGTTTGCGACGCTGGTTGAGCCCGGCGTATCACAGGAGACGAGCAGGCGCGCAGCGGCGACGGTGCGTGGGCAGGCGGCAGCTGTAAAAGGATGGTAAGATCTAACCTGCATGTTTTTGAAAAAGATGCAGGTTAGATCCATGTCCGGCTGCGGCCGGGGACCTCATCCGTCACGGCTGACGCCGTGCCACCTTCCCCAAAGGGGAAGGTTTATCTTGTGGAGGTGATAAGGTGGACGATTTTACGTTTAACGGACGGCATATCCGCGAATTCGGCGCGGTGGCCGCCTTTGGAAACAGTATGCGATACGGCGGCAAGGCGCGCCGGGGCGCATACGCCCTGCCCGGCGGCGGCAGCGTGATGCTGGGGGACACGGTGTGGCAGAGCGTCAGCCGCAGTGTGACGATTGCGCCTGCGGACGGCGTGGATGCGGACGAAAACTGGCGCCGGGAGATCGTATCCTGGCTGCAGGAGCCGGATCAGGCGGAGATGGTCGTCGACAACGATCCTGGCGTGATCCTGATTGCGGGTTTTGATTCGGACGGCGTATACGGCACGCGCAGCTGGCCGGGCGGTGCGCTTGAGATGACCATGACGATCCAGCCGCTGGCGTATGCCGCGATGGAAACGCAGGGCATGGCGCACGCGCAGGACGGGCAGGAGACGCTTGTGCCGCTTGAGATGCCCGCAGGGCTGCCCGTGCCGCTCACCGTGCGGATCGTCTGCACAAGCGGCGTGATCACGGCGGTGCGGATCTGCGTGGGCGCGCATGAAATGGTGCTGCCGAATC